GCATCACAGAACTTCTTGATTCGTTGAGCAAGTCCTGCATAACATGTGCCTGACATCCTATTAATTAATGAAATATTCCCATCCCAAAGTCTGGCTTTGTACTTAGGATTAAACTTATATCCATCTGCTTTCCATGTAAAAGCATCAGCCAGTTCCATAATCGTAGATGCTTCACTTAAAATTTTGATGTGAACTCTATCTATAAACTTTAAGTGAACATCGCTCATATGGTTCTCTTCTTATACTTTCCTCTCTTTTTTCCGGTTCTAGCTTTAGCGCTATTTTCACCTATTAATTTGAGAGTCTCTTGACTTCTATTATATGCGTGGTCGCGTAACTTTTGTTTAATTTCTGGTGTCATATTGATGGCAAGTTTTCCCTTTTTACTTGCCATATAACATGATCTATTGCAATACTTTTTAACTCTGTATTGGGTTTCTTTAATGCCTTGTCTTGGAATCACGCTATTACAATGGTCACAATATCTAACCGTGCTTTTACAGTTTTCGAAATGCCACCTCATCATGTTTGGATAGTTTCCAGTGACACCACATTTATCACATTCTACAATTTCTGTGTTTCTTTTTATAGCTTCTTGTCTACTTATCTCAGTATCATAATCTGTCAAGCCATATTGATCAAATAATTTATTAAGATCTTCATCATCATATCGACACGCATATTCAGACATATTTTCTCTCCTTATATTTTATATATAAGAAGTCTTATTTTACCATCAAACACCCATTTTAAATCTTTCAAAATCTATCGCAGACTTAATGTTGAATCCGCGGTTCGTGAAAGATTTGATAATGGACTCAAGAAGCTCTAGCTTCTCCTGTTGAATACCAATCTTTAGTGTAAGGTTTACAACTTCATTATCGGCTTCAATGTAGTTATTCACGTCCGAACGAATGATCTTGCCTTGAGGTGGTAGTTGCCAACCCTTAGCATGAGTTTCTTCAGTCGGGCCCATAGTAAAGAACTCGTGTTTGGCCAGCTTCAATTGCTTGAGCTCGGCTTCGTACTTACGAAGAATCAATCGTTCATTCGTAAAGATTTTGAAATATTTGTGGTGGAGTTTCGGAATACGTAGAACCTCGTCGCCCAACTCGGAGCGATCAATACGAGAGTCCTGGTCCCATTCGGTAAAGATATCGTCTAGTTTCATAATATAACTCTATCACATGTTACGAAAAATGTCAACCAATAAGTTCGATATTATACTTCAAAAATCTAAAGTCTGCTGTGCACTGAATGTAGTTGACATCTGTATCAGTTGTGTTAAATTGTAAATCACCGAGTGAGATAGGAAATGCGTCTTCAAAAGTAACTTTGATATTTGGTCTCATCGAACTATTCATAATAAGCAAAGTGATATCAGAATAAACTGTACGAGGATTTCCTGGTTCTGCATCTTTTAAAGCTTTATACTGTTCAAAGCTTTCTGGAGCACCTAGACCTACCATCCAATCATGAATTTCCAAGTAGTCATCCATGTCTTCACCAACTCTAAAAGAAATAGAGAGTGGATTGTAAGTAAGACCGTCTGAGTTTGGAATACGTAGAAATGGCGTTGGTGTGCTTACTTCGTTAAGTTGCAATCCTGGAATACGCGCTTCCTGTACATTAAAGGTTAAGTTAGGAGCACGACCAAGGGTTAACTTAAATCCAAGCGGAGATAGAAAGTTCTTATTTGCAGGAACGTTGATAGCAGACATAGTATTCCTTAAAGGCTTAATCTCATTATACCATATCTATTTATAATGTCAACAGATAAAAAGAAAAAAAGAAGGGAGACCTTTCGATCCCCCTTCTAGTTTTTGGTTGGTTATCCCAACTCTTATGATTACATAAGGTTCGAGATAAGAACGCGACGGTAGTACTTGTTCGAATCCTGCTCAAGAGTAGCTGTTGAATCAGCAGCTGTAGTACCCTTAGCGAATGGATTTGGAGCCATGCCGTAGCGAGTCTTGAAACCGATCTTTGGCTGGAATGAACCTGGATCAACTGCACGAACCATTTGTAGTGGAACGTATGGGCAGTAGAAGAGACCAGCGTCATATGGGTTTGAACCCTTATAACCAACTACAAGGTAGTTAGTGCCAGCATATGGATCGATGTAAACCTTGATGCGACCATTGATAACACCAGCAAATGTATTGCCTGTGTCGTCGATGTTCAGCGAGTTTGTGTTAAGTGCTGGAGCATAGTCCAGAACACCAGCCATCTGAAGTGCAGAAGCTACGTCTGACGAACAGATGATGATGTTACCCTTACCACGACGAGTTTGCTTAGCAATCTGGTTGCATTCACGCTCGATTTGGAATAGGAGACCCTTGAACTTTTCAACCATCCAACGACCGTTTGAGTCGGTGTCAAGATCGAAGAAACCAGCTGTTGTTGTGCCGTCAGCAGCACCGCGCTCAGCAGTGATGATGATTGAGCGAACAACTTCGCGGTTGATTTCTGCAAGAATTTCAGCTGACAGAATGTTTGAAAGTTCTGTTTCAGCGTCAAGGCCGTGAATTGCCTTAAGATCTTGTGCAAGCTCAAGAGTGTATTCAGCCTTGAGAGCGCGTGTCTTAGCAGCAACAGTTACCTTCTCGATTGAGAAGCCCATTTCTGGGAAAACGTAAGTGCTGTTTGCACCAAGAAGTTCGCCTGAACCAAGCAGAAGACCCATTGTGTAGTTATAGGTCGAGTTGCCTGCGTTGTTCGAAGAACCTGGAGCTGTACCAACAGTGTTAGCACCAACAGCAGTTGCTGAACCAGCACCTGTGTTAGCAGCATTAACGCCAGCGCCTAGACGCGAAGCGTGGCCTGTGTTTGCTTCGCCGTAGAATGCTTCATCACCAAGAGCGGTTGAGTTGGCATACTTCGAACGCATTGCAAAGATAAGACCTGTTGGGCCTGACATTGGCTGAACGCCGCAGATGTCATAAGCGATCAGGTTTGGCATCGAACGACGAACCAGCGAGATAAGCACTGGGTCGAAGTTTGCAGCGTTGCCTGCAGTGTTTACGTGTGTAGCTTCACCAAGAAGGTGCTGCTGTCCACCCTGAGATGCTGACTCACGAAGAGCAGCTTCAGTGTTTTCTAGAATTTGTGCGGTTACATAACGCTTGTGTGCGCTACCGATCTCTGGGAGGTCAGTGTGCTCAAGCACTGGCTTCCACTTGTTTTGTAGTTCCTCAGCTAACATTTTATTCTCCCTTTACCTTTCTGGGCATTTGGTATTTTTATTTATTACTTTGCGTTTCTTGAAATTGATGCTACATAGTGGGCCATATGAGCTGGTACTTCTACCGGCTGATCTACACCATTTTCAGCTTCTTCAGTAACGACACCAGTTGAGACTTCCTTCTTTTCAGAGAAGTACTTGTCCTTGATGATGTTTAGCTTCTTTGCATATGTTTCAGCAGAGCTGAAGTCAATGCCTTCTGCTAGAGTGCGAAGCTTTTCAACCTGAGTGGCTGCAAGTCCTTCACTTACTTCGTCGAATGTTGCTTCCTTGGTTGCTTCATCAAGAATTGCTTGAAGCTCAAGTTGCTTATTCACGGATTCGTCGAGCTTATCTTCTAGCTCGTCGACTTGTGCCTGAAGCTCTCCGAGAACATCGAGCTTTTCGTCAGGTACATTAATGTAGCTTTCTGCAAATAGGTTACGTAGACCTTCCATGAAGTCTTCGGTAACATTTGTGCGGATTGAAGCTTCGATCGCAAGTTTGTTTTCTTCGATCCACTGCTCCACTACGTAATCAAGATATTGATCGACCTTTTCGGTCATCTCTTCTTGAATGGCAACTACAGCTTCATCAAGCTTAGTTGCAAACTCTTCTTCTAGGCGAACGGTTTCAAGGTTCGAGCGAGCTGAAATAGCTGCTTCGAAGATTGTTGAAACTCTTTCTTTGAACTCTTCAGAAAGATCTTCGCCGCTGAACATTTCAGCAACGTCTTCCTTCATAGCACCAAGTGTCGCTGCTGGCATCTGGCCAAGAGCCGGACCGCCACCAGGAGCTGTTGCCGAAGGAACGTTCTCAACGCCCAGTTTCTTGATCGAATCGTTAAAGAAGTGAGATAGATCCTCACCCTTTAGCTGAGCTAGTAACGAAGTAAACGTAGCTAGCATCTCTGTACGAGTTGGATTTGGCTTCAGTGTTTCTGAAGCTGCCGATTCATCGAGATTGTTTTCATTCTCAACGATATCAGTTAGTTCCTTATCTGACATTTTACACTCCTTAGTGAATTTAATTTATTTATTTGATTCAGAATTTCGAAATTTCGTTGAGAAAATTCTCAAAGATCTTAAATTTCTTGGCTTCCAGGTCTCTAGAAGATACGGCTTTTTCAATTGTCTGAACAGTTTGCTCAGCAACTTGAGTTTTCTTGGCAATCAGCAATTCATTTTCCCAGATCCACTCTACGCCTTCCATGATACCATTTACAAAGGCATCAGGAGCAGAAGGATCGTACCTTCTTGACGAAGATTTGTGATTAGGTGAGAAACTCGATCCAGATTAATCTGTGGACCTTCTGGGTGACCGAGTTCACCTAGCGCTCTACCTGACTTGACGTATGATTCGTTGTAGCGTTCAACTTCCTTGGCAAGAGTCTCAACTGGATACATACGTCCATTGCGATTCTTAATGCCACCCTGAAGGAACACACCTTCGATGAATACGTTCTTCTTACCGTCTTCACGAGCTTCGGTAATCGTTCTTAGGTCTTCAAAGACTTCTGTAATGAGTTTCATCTTTTTACCTTAACTATTATTGTATTCTGAAACGAATGTACCGACCTTCTGAACTTCAAGAAGGACGTAACCATTACTGGAGTTGTTCCACGCTTAATGACTGCATAACCATTTGGATCGATACCCCAGAATGCCTGCGCAATATAAGCACCTGAAAGTGTTTCGTCGCTTACTGCAAGACATGTAGATGTAGCATCTACGTTTGTAGTTGTGCTGTTACCAGATACCTTAATGGTTGTATTGGCAACTGAAACGTGAACAGTGGCAGCGGTGTTCTTCTTATTTGAAATAATTGATACGGCCATTATTCACCTCTATGACTAATTGAGAAGTCGAGCATTGATTCAACACCTTCTGGTGTTTCACATGCTTCTAGAAACTTCTTTTGGTTGCCTTCATTTAATTTATCAAAGACAGAAAGCATGGTACGACGATGTGTTTCTGTCAGATCACCAAGAAGATCAGCAAGCTTTTCTTCCTTGCGAAGTGGCTTACCACCACGTTCTGCAGTCAGCTTAGCAGCAATCGCCATAGCACGACGCTTGTCTTGTGACTTACCTTTGAATTGTGGAGCATCAGACTTTTGGAAATCCTTGACTACGGTTCCCATTGAAGCCGTATCCATGTTTAGCTTTTCTTCAATCGCTTCAACTTCTTCTTTGGTAAGCTTATCAGTAGCTCTTTTGATACCTGTTTCGCGGTTTTTACGAAGACGCTCTGCTTTATCATAAGTATGTTGGTTAAATCTTTTACCAAAGTAACCTGTTTCACTGTCGCCTTGGTATGCAGCGATTTTTGTTAGTGGAACATTCTTTGGTGACATTACATTCTTTGGTTGCTCAGCACCAGATGCTTTCTTGATATAAGAACCCATAGTTTTCTTTGAGAGTTCGTCGATCTGCTCAGCTTCTTCGTTAGCAATCTTACGAACGGTATTCTTGCGATTGTAATACTTGCGAGCATCATCGGCAGTTTCACCGCTCTTCTTGAAAAGACCAGGACATCAACGCCAAAATCTTTAGCAGCAGAACTAACATGGCTCTTGCGAATGTTATCACCATAACGCTTTTGCAGATGAGCAACAATCTTTGCAGTCTCATCGATCTGCTCAGCATCTTCGGACATCTTAATTTCGCCGCTACGACGCTTTAAAGCCATGGTACGACCAGCTGCTCTCTTCTTCAGAGTCTTAGTATCGGATCCGTCTTTCGACCAGTCTCCGCCACCCATTTTCATTTTATCAGCAATCTTCTTGCCTTGTTCGCCGGCCTTATTATAATAAGTGCGTACAGTAGGTTCGCTAAGCTCTTCTAGCTCTTCAGCTTCTTCAGCAACTTTCTTTTTCTTACTACGAAGAAGTTTGAAGTCATGAGCATCAATCTTGCCATTTTTATTGTGGTCAATCTTATGTTGATTGCCCTTGAGTTCTTCGTAAACCTTTTCGTCTTCGCCTGGATTGTAACCATGGCGATCCTTACGGCGATCAGCCATCTTTACCTTGGAACCCTTAAAGACTTCGTCGTCATTGCCATTGCGATCTGCATGCTTGGCAACAACGTGCTTATCCACGAACTTTTGTTCGTCAGGATTCTTAACT